ATGAGATACTAATTGTTTAATCAATTTATGCTTTTCTGAAAACTCTGATTTAACTGCCTTTTCATCGGCTTTCTTTTTAGCTTCGATAATATCAAGTAACTTAACTGCCTGTTTCATATTATCTTTACCACCCTTGATTCTCAAATCATTTGCTTGTTGTTCAAGGTTAGTGTATGACAACGCCATTAACTGCTCTTTTTCTACCTGAGCATTACTACGGGATTCAGCTTTTTTAACTGAATCAATGTTATCTATTTTCTGTGGCTTAGTGATACCATGAGCATCTTTTAAATCACTTGAAAACCTTGACCATGCTGTTTTGACTGAACCTTCAAGGTTGCCTTTAGAATCAAACATCTGTATACCCTTTTCTTGAGCATACCCTGAACACCATGCTAAGCGTCCAGCTTCCCAAAGGTCATAGGATACCTTGAAATCGACGTAAACGAGGGATTTAAACGTTGCAAGGGCTTGAACCCTATCCTTATCAGATTGACCAATAACTGCACCAATAGCGATAAAAGAGGCTTTTTGTTGCTCGGATAATTCAAATTTTACTGACATATAAACTCCATATAAAGTAAGGTTAATTAAAAACTCGTTCGGTGTTTTGTTCGAGTGAATACAGTATCTCACATAATCCTACTTATGTCAATACCTAAACGGACAAAATTACATTATGTAACCTAGTCCAATAATACCTAATGAAATCAATAGGTTAGCCTATGCCCCTATTTGATTGGTTTTGACGGGTTAGGCTGACCCCCCACAACCCCAATTCGACCCCTTAAAGCACCAGCCTTCTTACACAATGAAATGCACAGTCAATCACAGTTTTTTAAAAATCGGCAATAAGTACTAAAAATTAAGATTACGCTATGCTTAAACACCACAAAGTTACCCCCACCCCCCTTAGTTTATTAGGGTAAACCCTAAGAGTTATGTTCTACAAAACACCCCCCATCATGTTTTGGGTCCCCTGCGCCCTACATATATATTTTTTGCAAAAAAATATAACTAAGCTATACTATATGTATACTTAACCCACAAAAAGGTTATATGTCAGTGCAAATTGAACCAACAGCAGAACATAAACTGCAGTCACACCAACGAGATATGTCTATGAAAGACGTGTCAGATCACGCCAGAGTGATGGGTAATACTGCGCTTCTCTTGCAAGAGCTAGGTGATGAGAGAACAATTGACCTATCCCCCCAAGAAAACATGCAAGCTATTGAAATGTTCCGAAGACTAGGTAAAAAACCAGACAGTAAGGAACAGGAACAAGAAGTAAAGCAAAAAGTAAAGCAACCTGCCGTTGCATTAGCTCTTGGTCGATACCTAAGCGAGTACGAGAAGCAAGTAATTCAGGATAAAGTGCAAGTAAGAACGGTTGTTATGAACCGGTTAATGCAAATTTCACAAAATGAGGACAATAAAATAGCCCTAAAAGCGCTAGAATTGCTCGGAAAAGCATCAGATTTGTTCACAGAACGGTCAGAAATTACGATTACACACCAAAGTTCGGACGAATTAAAGCTGGCATTGCGTGAAAAAATACGCCTTTTGATGGAGATGAACACTATAGATGCCACTCCTAAGTCTACAAAACTAGCAAATCAGCTTAATAATGACGTTATTGACGTAGAATCAAATGACAACAGCGACAGTTGAGCCGTTATCCAATACAGAATTACAGCATTTAGAGTTAAACCTCGATAAGTTGACCGATGCCCAGATGCGGGCTCTACTAGAACAACTAGATAATACGGTAAATGCTAAAGGTAAAGAAAATTGCCAAAACAATTTTATGGATTTTGTGCACAAAGTCTGGCCCAACTTTATTGACGGAGATCATCATGCCAAAATGGCTGCAGCATTTGAAAAAGTTGCTCGTGGAGACTGCAAACGACTTATTATTAACATGCCTCCTCGCCATACGAAATCTGAATTTGCGTCTTATTTATTACCTGCTTGGTTTTTGGGTAAATTCCCACAGAAAAAAGTCATCCAAACCTCTCATACAGCCGAACTTGCGGTCGGATTCGGGCGAAAAGTTAGGAATTTGGTCGATTCAGATCTATATAAATCAATTTTCCCAGGAGTTGGACTCCAATCTGATAGCAAAGCAGCTGGGCGGTGGGCGACTAACCAGAACGGAGATTATTTTGCTATCGGTATCGGGGGTGCTGTTACGGGTAAAGGAGCGGATATCCTCATCATTGACGACCCTCACTCTGAACAAGAGGCGACGTTAGCGGAATCAAACCCAGAAGTTTACGACAAGGTCTATGAGTGGTATACATCTGGACCAAGACAGCGTCTGCAACCGGGCGGCGCTATTATTATAGTTATGACTCGCTGGTCAAAGAAAGATTTGACTGGACAAGTAGTTAAAGCTGCCACTCAACGGTCAGGTGAAGAATGGGAAGTCATAGATTTTCCAGCTATTATGCCTTCGGGTTTACCCTTATGGCCTGAGTTTTGGAGTTTAGATGAGTTATTAGCTTTACGGAATGAGTTGCCTAGCGGCAAGTGGATGGCGCAGTATATGCAACAGCCAACCTCAGATGTGTCAGCTATTATTAAAAGGGAATGGTGGCAATGGTGGGATGAGGAGAATCCACCCGAGATTAACTTTATTATTCAGTCTTGGGATACAGCATTTCTTAAAACGGAACGGTCAGATTACTCAGCTTGTACAACATGGGGCGTATTTTATCTAGTAAATCCGGTTACAAAGAAAGAAGATGCTAATATAATCCTACTTAATAGCTTTAAAAAACGGATGGAGTTTCCCGAGCTTAAGCAACGAGCGGTCGAAGAATGGAAGGAATGGGAACCTGACTCGGTAATTATTGAAAAAAAAGCATCAGGTGCACCACTTATTTTTGAACTCAGGCGCATGGGTATACCTGTGCAAGAGGTAGAAGTTAACCGAGGCAATGACAAAGTAGCTAGGTTAAATGCAGTTGCGGACGTGTTTGCTAGTGGCAAAGTGTGGGTTCCATATACACATTGGGCTGAAGAAGTAGTTGAAGAAGTTGCAAGTTTTCCATCAGGCGAGCATGTTGACTTGGTGGACTCAACTTCTCAAGCGATAATGAGATTTAGACGTGGTGGGTTTATTGTGCTTGATACTGATGAACCAGATGATGTTATTTATTTTAAGTCTAGCAGGAAAAAAGGATACTATTAATTATGGCAATAGATAAAGCACTATACGCAGCTCCCCAAGGCATCGCTGCACTTAATAATGATGAGCCTGACTTAGAAATAACAATCGAGGATCCTGAAGCAGTAGAGCTTGGTGTTGATGGTGAGCCTATTATGCGGATTGAAAAAGGCGAGGATGAAGAAGGTTTTGGTGATAATCTTGCTGAGTATATAGATGATGGGACGCTATCACAGTTAGCTAGTGATTTATTGTCGGATTTTGAAGATGACGTGGCATCCCGCAAAGATTGGATGCAAACTTATGTTGATGGCTTAGAACTTCTTGGTATGAAGATCGAAGAGCGTAGTGAGCCGTGGGAAGGTGCTTGTGGTATTTATCACCCGCTATTAAGTGAAGCACTTGTTAAGTTCCAAGCTGAGATGATCATGGAAACAATGCCACCAAGAGGTCCCGCTAAAATGGAGATCATTGGCAAAGAAACTCCTGAGAAGATGGATGCTGCTGAACGTGTTCAGGATGATATGAACTATCAGATTATGGACGTGATGGTTGAGTATCGTGCAGAACATGAGCGCATGTTATGGGGGTTAGGTTTATCTGGTAATGCATTCAAAAAAGTGTATGAAGACCCGCATTTAGGGCGACAAGTTTCAATGTTTTGTCCAGCAGAGGATGTTGTCGTACCATATGGAGTTTCAAGTTTAGAGTCTAGCCCACGTGTTACGCATGTAATGCGCAAGACCGAGAACGAAATAAAACGTCTACAATATTCGGGTTTTTACTTAGATGTAGACTTAGGCAATCCTTCTAATAGCTTAGATGAGGTTGAGAAACGCATTGCGGAACAAATGGGGTTCCGTGCTACTACGGATGACCGCTATAAGATACTTGAGATGCACGTTGATCTTGATCTTGAAGGGTTTGAAGATGAAGAAGATGGGGAAGAAACCGGACTTGCGTTACCATACGTGGTTACTATTGAGAAAGCTACTAAAACGGTGCTATCAATACGTAGAAACTGGAAGGAAGATGATGACAATAGACTTAAACGCAATCACTTTGTACATTACCCGTATATTCCTGGTTTTGGTTTTTACGCTTTTGGTCTCATCCACCTTATTGGCGCTTTCGCTAAGTCTGGTACAAGCCTTATACGTCAGCTCGTGGATGCAGGAACATTATCCAATTTGCCCGGCGGGTTCAAAACTCGTGGTTTGCGAGTTAAAGGCGATGACACACCGATAGCTCCCGGCGAGTTCCGTGATGTTGATGTACCTAGTGGTGCAATGAAAGACAACATTATGCCGCTCCCCTATAAGGAGCCAAGCCAAGTTTTAATGGCATTATTAGGTCAGATTGTTGAAGATGGGCGCAGATTTGCTAATACTGCAGACCTACAAGTTGCAGATATGGGTTCTGCTGGAGCACCGGTTGGAACAACTTTAGCTATTCTTGAGCGTACGTTAAAAGTTATGACGGCAGTTCAAGCCCGCATCCACTACTCAATGAAACAAGAATTACGCTTGTTAAAAGATATTATTGAGGAGAATTGCCCTGAAGATTACAGTTATGAGCCAGAAGTTGGTAGTCGCAAAGCTAAAAAGTCTGATTATGCATTAGTAAATGTCATTCCAGTTAGCGATCCTAATGCAGCAACAATGTCCCAAAAGATTGTGCAATACCAAGCAGTTTTGCAATTAGCACAACAGGCACCCCAACTATATAATATGGCGCAATTACATCGTCAGATGTTATCTGTTCTTGGTATTAAAAATGCGCAAAAACTTGTGATGCTAGATGAGGATAAGAAACCACAAGATCCTGTAACTGAAAACCAAAATTTACTAATAAGTAAACCAGTAAAAGCGTTTTTGTATCAGGATCACGAGGCGCATATACAAGTGCATATGGCTGCAGCACAAGACCCCAAGATTATGGCTTTAATGGAAAAAAACCCACAAGCACCAGCTATTCAAGCAGCTTTGGCAGCCCACGTCAGTGAACATATCGCTTATGCGTATCGGAAGAAGATAGAACAGATGATGGGTACACAGCTACCATTTAACCATGATGATGAAGATGAGCAAGAAGAAATTCCACGTGAGATGGAAGTCCGCATTTCACAATTAGCGGCGCAAGCGGCGCAACAATTATTACAACAGCATCAAGGTGAGCAACAACAGCAGAAGAATCAACAAATGCAACAAGACCCGCTTATCCAGCTTCAGCAACAAGAGTTACAAATTAAACAACAAGAGTTACAAATTAAACAACAGCAACAGAAAATAGACGCTGCTTCTAAAGCGGATCAACTTAATATTGAACGTCAGCGGATTGCGTCACAAGAGCGCATTGCTGGTATGAACGCAGGTATTAAAGTAGAAGATAGTAAACGCAAGCTTGCTGCAGAGCAACAATTAGAAGGTACTCGCATAGGTGTGGATATAGCTAAACACAAAGCGGATTTAAACCATCAAGGTAAACAACTAGTACAAACAGGAGCTTTTCAAGCAAGACAACACGCACAAAAAGAACAACAAATAAATAAACCGAAAGAACAACCAGAGAAAGGCAAAGATAATAAATGAACCCATTAGACGTGCTAGTACAACAGCTAGACGAGAAGGTGCTACAGCTACATGACGCATTAGCATCTGGAAGAGTGGAAACTTTTGAGGAATACAAAAAAGTGTGTGGTGAGATACGGGGTCTGCTGACTGCACGGCAATATGCATTAGACCTTAAACAACTAATGGAGAAGTCGGATGACTAACCTGAACCAAGCAGTAGATTTAACTGCGCTTTTACATAAAAAAGCGGAAGAAAAGGCAACACAACTGCCTAAACCACAGGGATACAGAATCCTGTGTGCAATACCTGAAGCAGAAAAAAACTTTGATGGTTCAACACTTGAAAAAGCAGATAGTACATTGCAATTTGAAGAACTATTAACAACAGTATTATTTGTTGTTGACCTTGGGCAAGATTGTTATCAAGACAAAGATAAATTTCCTACAGGACCGTGGTGTAAAAAAGGCGATTTTGTTCTAGTAAGACCCAATGCAGGTACTAGGTTGGTAATACATGGGCGAGAATTTCGTTTAATTAATGATGACAGTGTTGAAGCTGTTGTTGATGACCCACGTGGAATTAGGAGAAAATAATGGACGAATTTAAATTCCCTGACGAAGTTGAGCAGGTTAAGATTAACACTAAAGAAGATGAAGATTTCGATGTAACAATTGAGATTGAAGACGATACTCCGCCAGAAGATAGAGGTCAAAAACCATTACCTAAAGAGCTAGTTGATAAGCTTGAAGTTGATGAACTGGACCAATATAGCCAACAAGCGCAAGAAAAGCTTAAAGCTATGAAAAAGGTTTGGCATGACGAAAGACGTAGGGCAGACCAAGCAGAACGTGAACGTCAAGCAGCTATAGAAGCAACTCAAAGGCTACACAACGAGAACAAGCGTTTAAAATCAACACTTTCTAGTGGTGAAATGGAGTATTTAAATACCGCTAAAAATGCTAGTGAATTACAAGTTGAAGTGGCTAAAAAAGCGTATAAAGAGGCTTTAGAAGGCGGTGATCCAGATCGTATAGTTGAAGCTCAAGAAAAGTTAAATGATGCTAGTTTTAGGTCAAATCAAATAAAAAATTATCGCCCCACTTTACAAGAGCAAGAAAATGAGGTACAAATACCACAAGTGCAACAAAGTCCTCAAAGAGACCCAAACCTCGATGAGTGGACAAGTAGAAATGCTTGGTATGGAACTAAAAAAGGCATGACTGCATATGCATTAGGTATACATGAAGAGTTGGCTGACGAATATGGGCCATCTTTTTTAGGAACTAAAAAGTATTATGAGCACATTGACAAAACAATGCGCAAAGTATTTCCAGAGTATTTCGGTCCTTTGGAATCGCAAGACGAGCAAGAAGCTGAGCCACAAAAACCTCAGAAAAAAACAAGCACTGTAGTAGCTCCGGCAACTCGAAGCACATCCTCCAAACAGGTGAAGCTGAAAACATCCGAACAAGCCATAGCTAAAAAGTTGGGTTTGACAAATGAGCAATACGTCCGTGAAATGTTAAAATTAGAAAGCCAAAGATGACTGATACAAATAGACTTACCCGTGAGTTAGAAACCCGTGAATTTGATGAGCGTCCTAAACAGTGGATGCCTCCTGAACTTCTCCCTGAGCCAGACAAACAGGCTGGGTTTGCTTATCGGTGGATTCGTGTTTCAACACTTAATACTAGCGACCCTAGAAATATTTCTGCCAAACTCAGAGAAGGTTGGGAACCTGTAACTGTTGAAGAACAACCTAAATTTAGACTGTTAGCCAGTGGAGAAGGTCGATTTAAAGACCATATTGAGATTGGCGGGTTATTACTTTGCAAAACTCCTGTTGAGTTTGTTGAACAACGTACGAAATATTACGATAATCAAACAAGGGCTCAAACGGAAGCTGTGGATAATAATCTTATGCGCCAAAGTGATCCTAGAATGCCGCTCTTTAAAGAGAATAAATCTACGACCACGTTTGGTAAAGGACTTTAACTTTTAATTGGAGATTTTTATGGCTGCATATCCTGTTGTATCAGCCCCATACGGGCTAAAACCCATAAATCTTATCGGTGGTCAAGTTTTTGCTGGATCGACTCGGAATTTTCCGATTCAGTATAACTATGGCACCGCTATTTATTATGGCGATTCTGTATCATTATCCGCTGGTTACGCACAGCTAAC